GAAAGCACTTCAGGATGATGGATCCATGCTTTGTGATGAAATCCTTTCAAGAAGATCCTACAATGCAAAGGTCAAAGCAATGGGATTGGATATTGCTTCAGCTAACTATCAGCAGGAACCAATTGACATCAAGGGTAAGCTTTACACCAACTTTAAAACATACAAGAAGCTTCCAATGGATGAACATGGCAACCTTCTATTCAGTGAGATCAGGAACTACACTGACACAGCTGATCAAGGGAATGATTACCTTTGTTCAATTGATTATGGTGTTTACCAGGGTGAAGCTTATGTTCTTAATGTACTTTACACCAAGGAAGCAATGGAAATCACTGAAGAAGCCACTGCAAAGATGCTTCATGAAGATGGTGTCAATAATGCAGACATTGAATCCAATAATGGTGGACGTGGTTTTGCAAGACAAGTTGAACGGATCCTGAAAGAGAAGTTCAAAAGTAATAAAACACAGATCAATCCTTTTCATCAGTCCAAGAATAAGAAAGCAAGAATCCTTTCAAATTCAACTTGGGTGATGAATCACATATACATGCCAATCAATTGGGCAGATCGTTTCCCTGAATATCATGCAGCAATGACTAAGTATCAGAAAGAAGGAAAGAACCTTCATGATGATGCACCTGATGCAACAACAGGTATTGCTGAAAAGATAGGACAGGGAAGCACATTCAGTTTTGACTAATAGCTTAATGGTGCTTGTGGCGCACGAACCCAAAGGGTTTAAAGCCACTAATTATCCATCCCTTTGGGTTAAATAATCTAAGTAAAGGGGTGAATAATCATTGTTTGATTTTAATATCATGGACAGCATCAAGAAGATTATAACAACTGGTGCTAATACCAGGATGACGCAAAAGGAATTTCTTGAAGCTGAAATTAGAAAGTGGAAGAAGTCCATTAAAAGAATTAACATGATCACTGGTGAAAAGTATTATTCAGGTGAACATGACATTCTATCCAGGCAAAGAACAGCTATTGGTAAGGATGGTGAACTTTATGTGGTTGAAAACCTTCCAAACAATAAGATCATTGATAATCAATATGGTAAGATGGTAGATCAAAAAAAGAACTATCTTCTTGGAAAGCTGCTGACATTTGACACAGAAAACAAGAATTATGAAGCTGCATTGAAGCAGATCTTCAACAGGAAGTTCCACAGAACATTGAAGAACTTGGGTGAGGATTCTTTGAATGGTGGACTTGGATGGCTTCATCCTTACTACAATGAAAAGGGTGAATTGAAGTTCAAGAAGTTTGAACCTTATGAAATCCTTCCATTTTGGAAAGATGCTGAACATACAGAACTTGATTTTGCTGTCAGACTATATGAAATTGAAGCCTATGAAGGCATGAAGGAAAAGACCATTGAAAAGGTTGAAGTGTACAGTATCAATGGAATTGAACGCTTCATCATGGAAAATGGAAAGTTGATCCCTGATGTTGAAAACCCTTCAAGCACTTATATGATTGCTGAAAATGATGATGGTTTCATGGAAGGTTACAATTGGGAACGGATCCCTTTGATTGCATTCAAGTATAATGCAAAGGAAATCCCACTGATCACCAGGGTGAAGTCACTGCAGGATGGAATCAACACCATGCTTTCTGACTTTGAAAACAACATGCAGGAAGATGCAAGGAACACCATCCTGGTCATTGAAAACTATGATGGTGCAAACCTGGCAGAGTTCAGACACAACCTTGCAACCTATGGTGCAGTTAAGGTCAAAAGTATTGATGGTGCCAAGGGTGGTGTTTCAACCCTTACTGTTGAAGTCAATGCTGACAATTACAAAGCCATTGTTGAAATTTTCAAGAAAGCCTTGATTGAAAATGCAAGGGGTTATGATGCCAAGGATGAACGGATGTCAGGAACACCAAATCAGATGAACATTCAATCCATGTATAATGACATTGATTTAGATGCCAATGAAATGGAAACTGAATATCAAGCATCCTTTGAAGAATTACTTTGGTTTATAAACAGTCACCTTGCCAACACTGGACAGGGTGATTTTTCAAATGAAGAAGTCAATATCATATTCAACAGGGATATGATGATGAATGAAACAGAGATCATGGGAATGTTGACAACTGCCGGTGTTGAATTAAGTAATGAAACACTTCTTGGTCAGGTTCCTTTTGTCAATGACGTTGGAAAAGAACAAGAAAGGCTGAAGGAACAGAAACAAGCAGCCATTGATGATTATGCCAATGCTTTCAATCCAGTAAAGCCTTCAGGCAGTGAAGAAGGTGATGGTGATGAAGAATAATGGCTATTGGCAACGCAGAATGGAACTTATTGAAGAAATGCAGATCAAGAAAGGTGAAAACTACCTGAATGATCTTGATGATCAGTACAGAAAAGCTTCCAGGGAAATAGACAAACAGATTTCTGTTTGGTACAGAAGGTTTGCAGCTAACAATGACATCACCATGACTGAAGCAAGAAAGCTTCTGACAACCAATGAACTGAAGGAATTCCATTGGGATGTGAATGAATACATCAAATATGGGAAAGAAAATGCTTTGGATCAGCGTTGGATGAAGGAACTTGAAAATGCTTCAGCAAGGGTTCATGTTTCCAGGTTGGAAGCTTTAAAGGTTCAAATGCAGCAACAGGTTGAAGTTCTTTATGGGAACCAACTGGATGATGTTGATGATCTGTTGCGTGGGATTTACAAAGATGGATATTATCACACAGCCTTTGAGATCCAAAGGGGTTTCAATATTGGTTGGGATCTTCATTCAATCAATAACAATCAGCTTGATAAGATCCTAAGTAAACCCTGGACAATGGATGGTAAGACATTCAGTGACAGATTATGGACAAATAAACAGCTGCTGATTGGAAACCTTCAAACACATTTAACACAGTCAGTCATTACAGGTAGATCACCTGATGAAATAATAAAAAGATTATCAGAACAATTTGGAACTGATAGGAACAAAGCAGGCAGGCTTGTAATGACTGAATCTGCTGCTTTTGCTTCTGCTGCACAGAAAGATGCTTTCAATGATCTTGATGTGGAACGCTTTGAAATAGTGGCAACGCTGGACAATAGCACTTCAGCCATATGTCAGGATCTTGATGGTCATGTGTTTGACATGAAGGATTATGAAGTGGGTGCAACAGCACCACCATTCCATCCCTGGTGCAGAACAGTCACAGCACCTTATTTTGATGATGAATTCAGCTTGGGTGAACGTGCTGCAAGGGATGAAAATGGTGAAACTTATTATGTTCCTTCTAACATGAAATATCATAAGTGGAAGGAATCCTTTGTTGATGGTGGATCCAAGGATGGACTGATAAAAGCAGCTGTTCCTGGAATACTAAAAGGAACAACCCTTGAAGAAATTCAGAACAATATCCAGTCTTTATCAGAATTCAAGAAGTCAGTGGATCTGAATGGTGTTGATGTGGAAGTTGCACAAGGAATTGAAGAAGCGTATAATAAAATTATGAGAAGGTACCCACAATTGAAAGGTCAGTTTTCAGGACTTGGGATCAGGGAACGTGGATCCAGCACTTATGCTTCATGTTATCTTTACAATGGTGAAGTTAATGTGAACACCAAGTTCTTTGGTGATCTGAAGAATATTGCTGAATCCTATGATGCTGATGTGAAACTGAACTGGCATCCAAAGGGTACAGACTGGAAATCCATCATCACACATGAAATTGGTCATGCTGTTGATGGTTTCTTGACCAGGAACGGATATGGATCCCTAACTGCTTATGGAAACATGAAAGAAGCTTCAACTAATATGAGATCAAAAGTCCTTAAATCGTTGAAGCTGGCAAAGAAGGATATACCAAAAGAAGTTTCCAGATATGGATCCAAGAATGATCATGAATTCTTTGCTGAATGTTTTGCTGAATATATTGACAGTGAAGATCCAAGACCAGTTGCAAAAAAATTTGGTGAAATTCTTGAAGAATGGATGAAAGGAACGGTGAAGTGATATGTCACAACCAAGACCAAGCTTCTTTGATTCACCATATTTTGTTGAAGAATATGGGAATTGGCATCTGAAAGATGATGCACCTGAAGAATTGAAGAAGGAATTTGAATCATACATGAATGAATCAGGAACTTATACTGAAGATGATGAAGCATCCACAAAATAGTGGGTGCTTTTTTCATGGGATGAAGGTGGTGATCAAATATCTTCCCTGATCCTTGGGTTAATGGATCATCAAGGTGTTTCTAATATGGAAGCACCTTTTTATATCGTCACTTTGGTATTGTCGGACGTAAACTGACAAGACAAATAACGTGGACTGAACCACGAAAAAACAATGTATTTGAAAGGATGGATGGACAATGAAAAAAGAAGATTTCTTGAAACTTGGATTAACTGAAGAACAGGCTGAAAAAGCAGCTGCAGCATCTGCTGAAGAATTGAAAGGGTTTATCCCAAAGGTAAGATTTGATGAAGTGAATGATGCCAAGAAGCAACTGGAAACTGACATCAAGACCAGGGATAAGCAATTGGAAGATCTGAAAGCAGTTGATGCTGAAGGTTTGAAAGCGCAAATTGAAAAGCTTCAAGGTGAAAATAAAGCTGCAAAGCAAAAGTATGAAGCTGATCTGAAGAAGATCCAAATGGACAATGCAGTTGAAAAAGCTTTGATGGGCGCAAAAGCAAAGAACATCAAAGCAGTGAAGGCACTTCTTGATCTTGAAGATGCAGAATTGGATGGTGAAACCATCAAAGGCTTGGATAAGCAACTTCAAAAGCTTCAAGAAGGTGAAGATTCAAAGTTCTTGTTTGATGTTGAAACCAAGAACCCAAATCCCTTTAAGGGAACAAAGCCTGGTGAACGTAAAGATTCAACACCAGGAACAATCACCAAAGAACAATTCAACAGGATGGGCTACAAAGAAAGAATAGAACTTTACAACTCAAATAAGGATCTATATGATTCCTTAACAAACCAAGAATAAGAAAGGATGGTAATTTAATATGCCACAAACAAAATTAAGTAATTTGATCAATCCTGAAGTTATGGCGCAGATGATCAGTGCAAAACTTCCAAAGAAAATCAAGTTTTCAGCTATTGCTAAAATCGACACCACGCTTGCAGGTAGAGCAGGTAACACAATCACAGTTCCAAAGTTTGCTTACATTGGGGATGCTGAAGATGTGGCAGAAGGGGTTGCAATGGGTACAACTGTACTTACTGCTTCAACTACTACTGCAACAGTTAAGAAGGCAGGTAAAGCCATTGAAATGACAGATGAATCTGTACTGTCAGGATATGGTGATCCAGTAGGTGAAGGAACAAATCAGCTTACAATGGCTATTGCTGCAAAAGTAGACAATGACTGTCATGATGCACTAATGGATGCAACACTTAAATATGACGGTAAAGCTGCTGTCATTGGTTACACTGGTATTGTGAACGCAGTTGATTTGTTTGAAGATGAATCAGACATTCCAACTGCAAAGATTATGTTTGTACATCCAAAACAAGTTACACAACTTAGATTGGATGCAGATTTCAAAGACATCAACAAATATCCAATGCAAACAGTGATGACTGGCGCTATTGGTGAAATTGCAGGGTGTCAAATTGTTCCTTCAAAGAAAATCAAACTTGTTAAGTATGAGAAAGACAATGCAACTGGTACCATCACAATTGTTGCTGACACTGAAGCAGAGGATGCTACAAACAAGCACCTTTCAACCATCATGGCACAAGCTATTGATAACACTTTATCAGTTGGTGATAAGGTTGCAGTGGTAACTGAATATTGGGCAAATCCAATTGTCATTACAGCACTTGCTGATCCAAATGAAGCTTCAAATGCAGATGGATTTGAAGAAGAATCACCAGCAATCACAATTTACATGAAGCGTGATGTTGAAACTGAAGATGATCGTGACATTCTTGCTAAAACAACAGTTGTTTCTGCAGATGAACATTACACTGCAGTATTGTCAAATGATTCTAAGGTTGTAATTGGCAAGTACAAGAAAGCGTAGGTGGTAACTTATGCTATTAAGAAGATACAGGGATAGACGTGAAAATGTAAAAACAGCAGCTGATTTATCTTCAGCTGCTGTTCCTGTTAATGAAGAAGTAAATCTTGAAGAAATGACAGCTGAAGAACTGAAAGCTTATGCTGAAGAAAATGGAATTGACATTGGAAAGGCAACCAGTCAAGAAGGCATTCTGAAGAAGATCCAGGAAGCAACTGAAGAACAGGAACCTGAAAATGAAGTAACAGAATAAAGGATGTGATGATAATGCTTGAAGATGTAACATCAAGACTGGCTTCATTTGGTTACACAGTAACTGAAGGTGACAATTGGGTGCTTGGTTTCATCATCACAAAAGTTGAAAATCACATTAAGTCAGATTGTGGTGTTTATGATGCGACAACTGGAACAATTGTGGTTCCTGAAGGACTTCACAATGTTGCAGTGGACATGGTTGTTGGTGAATTTTTATTGGGTAAGAAGTCAACTGGACAGTTGACAGGGATTGATATTTCAGCAATGGAAAAGAGTATTCAAGAAGGTGACACCACTGTTACTTTTGCAATTGGTAGTGGTGACAAAACACCTGAAAAAAGGCTGGATGAACTGATCTTGTTTCTGATGGAATATGGAAAGGGAAGCTTTGCTTCATACAGGTCATTTTCATGGTAAGTACAAGGAAAGCACTTGAAAAGCTTTGGAAAGGTACCTGCACCATCCACATCAGACAAGAAACACAGGATCCAGTCACCAAAAGAATGGGGTTTGATGAAATCCCTGTTTATACTGATCAACCTTGCAAACTATCCATTGAAACCATTACCACAACCAATGAAAACAGCAATGCTGCTGAAATAATCCAAAAGGTGAAACTATTCATTGCACCTGAAGTTGACATTCCACCTGGATCCAAGATCACTGTCACACAGAATGGGAAAACTGCTGACTATGAAAAGAGTGGTGAACCTGGTTTGTTTACCAATCATCAGGAAGTGGTGCTGGATCTATTCAAGGGGTGGTCATAATGGCAAAATGGGGAAGGGTTGATTACAGACAATTCCAGGAACTTCAAAAGAGAATGGAAAAGATGCAAGAAGCTGCTAAGAAGGAATTCTTTGAAGCTGCAGCCAAAGAACTTGCAGCAAGGCTTCTTGCTAAGGTCATCAAACGGACACCTGTTGGTCAGTACCCTGCTGAATCAGGGAAAAAAGGTGGAACATTAAGACGTGGCTGGACTGGTGGGAAACGATCATCAGCAGTGTCATTTGTTAATTCCATGCAGATCAGCAAGATGGGAAACACTTATCAAATTGAGATCATCAACCCTGTTGAATATGCTTCCTATGTTGAATTTGGACATAGGACAAGGGATCATAAGGGTTGGGTTCCTGGAAGGTTCATGTTGACTATTTCTGAACAGGAAATTGATGCACAGAAGGAAAAGATCCTGGAAAAGAAGCTGACTAAATACTTGGGGGAATTGTTCGATGATTAATAATTTAATTGATGGTATATCCATTAAGCTGAACCAAGTATTTGGTGATGGTGTAAGGATATACAGTGAAGATGTGAAGCAAGGTTTGACTGAACCTTGTTTTTTTATTGCTGTTCTGAATCCATCCAATGATCCTTTGATTGGATCAAGATCCTTCAGGCAGCATCCATTTGATATTCATTACTTTCCAGCAGTTCAGGGAAGTAATTTGGAACTTCAGACAAAGGCTTCAGATCTTTATGAAGCCTTGGAATGGATCACACTGATTGATGGTGACATGGTTCGTGGAACCAAGATGAACCATGAAGTGGTGGATGATGTGCTTCACTTCTTTGTGAATTTTGACATGTTCATCAGGAAGGTTGAAGTTCCAGGTGATCCAATGGAAACCTTAACAGTCAATAACAATGTGAAAGGGTGATGATATTGGCAACTAAGAAAACAGAAGAAGCTGTTGAAGTTGCTGTTTATACAAGACAGCAACTTCTTTCAGCCAAGAAATATAAGCACAAACAAGACGTTCTGAACGTTGTTTTGAAAGCTGATCAGAAATACACCATTGAACAAGTGGATGATCTGATTGAAAAATTTAAAAAAGTGAAAGGATAGGTGAAATAATATGGCACTTGGTGGTGGTACGTTCGTAACTCAAAATAAAGTGTTACCTGGTACTTATATTAATTTCATCAGCGCACTGAAAGCATCAGCCACACTTGCAGATCGTGGTGTGATTGCTTTACCTATTGAATTGGATTGGGGTGTTGATGATGCAGTGTTCACAGTTACTACTGAAGATTTTCAAAAGAATTCACTGAAGATCTTTGGTTATGACTATACACATGAGAAATTGAAAGGCTTGCGTGATCTATTCAAGAACATCAGAACTGGTCACTTCTACAAGCTGATGAATGCTGGTGTTGCTGCAGCAAACACTTATTGTACAGCAAAGTATAAGGGTGTTCGTGGTAATGATCTAACAACAGTAATTGCAGCCAATGTGGATGATGGAACAAAGATGGATGTTTCAACTTACCTTGGAACAACCCTGGTGGATCAGCAGACAGTTCTTCCTGATACAGATAATCTTGAAGATAATGATTATGTGACTTGGAAAGCTGGTGTGACTTTGGTTGCAACTGCTGGACTTGAATTGACAGGTGGATCCAACGGATCAGCAGTTTCAGGAACTGAATATCAAGCAGCACTTGATGCTTTTGAAGCATACAGCTTCAACACACTTGGATGCTTGTCAACTACATCTGAAATCAAAGATCTTGTGGTTCAGTACACAAAACGATTGCGTGACACAGTGGGAATGAAATTTCAATCTGTTTTATATCAGGCTGCAACTGCAGATTATGAAGGTGTGATCAGTGTTGAAAACACTGTTTCTGATGTTGGTGCATTGGAATCATCCCTGGTATTTTGGGAAACAGGTTCTGCAGCTGGAACAGCAGTAAATAAGTCACAAACTAACAAGGTGTATGATGGTGAATTCACACCAGTAACAGCTTACACACAATCACAACTTGAAGCAGCACTTGAAGCTGGCAAGTTCATCTTCCATAAGGTTGGGGATCAGGTCAGAGTTCTTGAAGATATTAATACCTTCACAACGGTTACTGATGAAAAATCAAGTGATTTCAGCAGCAATCAGACCATCAGGGTTCTTGATCAGATTGCCAATGACATTGGAACGCTGTTCAATACCAAATACCTTGGTCAAGTTCCAAATGATGCTGATGGAAGAATCAGCTTGTGGAATGACATTGTGACACATCATCAACAGCTTCAGGGAATCAGGGCAATTGAAAACTTTGATCCTGATGACATCACAGTTGAAGCTGGATCCACAAAGAAAGCTGTTGTGATCAATGACGTTGTGACACCTGTTAATGCAATGGCGCAACTGTACATGACAGTTGTAGTTGAATAAGAAAGGGGTGTAATTGATTATGGCAAATATCATGAATGCTAAGGATGCAGTCAGTGCTTCCCTTGCAAAATGCTTTGTGACCATTGAAGGTAACAGATATGAGTTCATGCAGGCAATCAACTTGGAAGCAAACTTCAATAAAAGCAAAACCAAGGTTCCCATCTTAGGGAAAACTGGTAAAGGTAATAAATCAACTGGATGGGATGGTGAAGGGAATGCAACCTTCCACTACAACACCAGCATCTTCAGAAAGCTGTTAAAGAGATATAAAGACACTGGTGAAGATGTTTATTTTGACATTCAAGTGACCAATGAAGATCCAACATCTTCAGTTGGTAGACAAACAGTGGTATTGAAGGATTGTAACCTTGATGGTGGGATCCTTGCCAAGTTTGATGCTGATGCTGAATACTTGGATGAATCCATTGACTTCACTTTTGAAGATTTTGAAATGCCTGAAGAATTTACTAATCTTTCAGGAATGCAATAATTAGAAGGAAGGATGATTGAAGAATGGGAAATTTATCAGGATTTTTAGCACAGAATGCTAAAAAAGTGGAAAATATCAAGCATGTAGTTTCAAAACGGTTTATGGATGATGATGGAAAAGCCATCCCTTGGGAAATCCGTTGTATTACTTCCACAGAAGATGAAGCACTAAGAAAAGCTTGCACAAAGCGTGTTCCAGTACCAGGAAAAAGAAATCAGTTCACACAAGAAACTGACTTCAACCTTTATCTTGGAAAACTGGCTGCAACGTGTACAGTACATCCAAACTTGGATGATGCTGAACTTCAGAATTCATATGGTGTGATGGGATCAGATACACTTCTGAAAACCATGCTGACACCTGGTGAATACGCTGACTATCTGACTAAGGTTCAGGAAGTCAACGGATTTGAAGTAAGCTTTGAAGAAACGGTTGAAGAAGCAAAAAACTAATAAGTGAAGGTGATTTTGAAGCAAACATTGCTTATTATTGCCTTCACAAATTTAATATGACACCATCACAGTTTCTGCAGCTTGAAAGACAGGAACGTGCTTTCATTGTGGCTGCAATAGAAATCAAGATGGATGAAGAAAAGAAGAATCAAAAGAAAGTTAAAAAACCAAGGAAATGATAGCAGGGTGGTTTCATCATTGACTGTCCTGCTAATTTTTCTTTATAAAGGCAGGTGATAAAATGGCAACAATAAGAACTGCAATTCAAGTCACTGATGGGATGTCACCAGCATTCAAAAGCATGAACAAGGCAATGAATATGGTTTTAAGTAGCTTTGAATCACTTCAGAGTGCATCCAGCAATTCCATTGATGCATCATCCATTCAAGCTGCAAGGGCAGAATTGAACAGGGCAGAAAGGGCAATCAATGACGTTGAACAAGAAATTAGGGAAGCAGACCAAGCACAGCAGCAGTTCAATGATGAAATGAATAGATCATCAGGATTTATGAGTAAACTTAAAAGTGCTGCTATTGGCTTGGGTGTTGCCTTTGGTGGAAAGCAGATCCTGAACCTTTCAGATTCAATGATACAGACAACAGCAAGGCTTGACCTTATGAATGATGGACTTCAGACCACTGCAGAACTTCAAGACATGATCCTGGCATCAGCAAACAGATCCAGGGCATCATACATGGGTACTGCAGATATAGTTGCCAAGTTAGGACAAAGGGCAGGGGATGCTTTCAGTTCTAATGAAGAAACCATTGCTTTTGCTGAAGCCTTGAATAAATCGTTTGTCATTGCAGGTGCAAGCCAACAGGAAATGGCTTCTGCAAGCTTACAGTTGACACAAGCACTTGGTTCAGGTGTCTTGCGTGGTGAAGAACTTAATGCAGTGTTTGAATCAGCACCAAACGTGATTCAGACCATTGCAGATTATATGGATGTTCCAATTGGACAGATCAGGAACATGGCTTCAGAAGGCATGATCACTGCTGATATAGTTAAAAATGCAATGCTTTCATCCACTGATGCCATCAACCAGCAATTTGAATCCATGCCAATGACCTTTGCACAGGTTGGAACTATTATTGGTAATACATTACTTCAAACTTTTGAACCAGTGATCCAGGGCGTTGGAAAAGGCGCACAGTTTATTTATGATCATTGGTCAACCCTGGAACCAATCTTTTGGGGTTTGGTCACTGCAGTTGGTGCTTATGCTGCCATCACAGGTGTTCAGACTGCTGCAACATGGCTTTCAGTAGCTGCAAACAGGGCATTGATTGTTACCATGCTATCAAATCCAGTAATGTGGATTGCACTGGCAATTGGTGTGCTTATTGGAATGATCTATAAGTGGGTTCAATCAGTTGGTGGCTTGGAAGTTGCTTGGAAGATTGCAATGAATGGGATCCTGACTGCTTGGGATTGGGTGAAGATAGGATTTTTCACAGGTGTTTATTGGATCCTGGATCTTTGGGATAAGATGAAGCTTGGAATGATGACAGCTGGTGTTGGGATCACAAACTTCATGGGTGACATGAAATCAAGTGTACTGATGATCCTTCAGAACATGGTCAATGGTGCCATAGACATCATCAATGGCTTCATAGACACGTTGAATAAGATCCCTGGTGTTTCTATTGACACCATCAACAATGTCACGTTTGGAACGGATGCAGCACTTCAGAATGAAGCTGAAAAACAAGCAAGGGATGCTGGACTTGAAGCCTATAAGACAGAAATTGAATCCAATATGGCTGACAGGGATGCAGCACTTCTTCAGATGCAGAATGATGCTATTTCAGCAACTGCAGCAAGACAATCTGACATTGATATTGCAAAAGCTGAAGCACTTGCAAAGCAAAGTGATCCAGGTGGATTTGCTTTTGATGATATGGCTTATGATATGTCAGACACAGCATCAAACACAGCTAAGATGGCAAATTCAATGGATGCAAGTGAAGAAGAATTGAAATATTTGCGCGACTTAGCAGAACAGGAAGCTATTAATAGATTTACAACAGCAGAAATCAAAGTTGAAATGGGTGGCATTACTAACCAGGTAAGCAGTGAAACTGATCTTGATGGAATGGTCACATACCTGGAAGATAAACTTTATGAAACTATGGTTGTTGCTGCAGAAGGGGTGCATGACTAATGGCATACATTGTTTATATAGATGGTGTTGCTTTACCAGTCACACCATCTAAAATACAAATGAAAATTAAGAACCAAAACAAGACCATCAACTTGATCAATGACGGTGAAGTGAATATCTTGAAATCAGCAGGACTGACTGACATCACCTTCACTGCCATGATCCCACATGTGAAATATCCCTTTGGATATTATCCTGGTGGCTTCCAGGGTGCTTCATATTACCTGGATAAACTTGAACAGCTTAAAGTGAACAAGGAACCATTTCAATTCATCTGTTCCAGGACTTCACCTGGTGGGAATTTATTGTTTGACACCAATTTGAAGATGTCACTTGAAGATTACAGTGTTGATGAAGATGCTTCAGATGGTCAATCATTGAATGTATCAATTAAGCTGAAGCAGTGGAAAGATTATGGAACCAAGATGGTAAAAATTGAAACAAGGGTTTTGAAAAGTGTTGCAACAGTTCAAGAAGAAAGATCCACTGAAACTGCACCAAAACCAAAGACATACACTGTTAAGTCAGGTGATACGCTTTGGGCTATTTCAAAGAAATACCTTGGGAATGGTTCAAGATACACTGAAATTTATAATTTGAATAAAAATAAGATTAAAAACCCAAACTTGATTTTCCCTGGTCAAGTATTGACCATGCCAAGTTAGGTGGTGGATTATGATTGAATTATTGATTCAGAACGGATCCACAGTATATGAACCTGTTGTTGAAGGATCCATCAAGTGGGAAACAGACAGAAAAGGGCAACCAGGGAAGCTGACCTTTTCAGTTGTGCCTGATGGGATCATCAACTTCCAGGAAGGAAATTCAGTCAGCTTCAAAGAGGATGATTTGAAAGTGTTTTATGGATTTGTGTTCAAGAAAGAACGTGACAAGAATGGGATCATCAAGGTGACTGCTTATGATCAGTTGCGTTACTTGAAGAATAAAGACACCTATGTTTATTCAAATAAAACAGCAGGTGAATTGATTCAAATGATTGCAGCAGACTTCAATTTGAGAACTGGAACCTTAGAAGATACAGGGTTCAAGATTGCATCCAGGGTGGAAGATAACAAAAGTTTAATGGAAATGATCCAAAATGCACTTGATCTTACACTTCAGGGAAAAAACAAACTATATGTTTTGTTTGATGACTTTGGAAGTATTACACTGAAGAATGTGGAATCCATGAAGTTGAACCTGCTAATTGATGATGAAGCTGCTGAAAACTTCAAATATCAATCATCCATTGATGGTGAAACATACAACAAGATCAAGCTTTCATATGACAATGAAGAAGCGGGGAAAAGGGAAATCTACATTGCACAGGACAGTGCAAGCATGAATAATTGGGGTGTGCTGCAATACTTTGAATCCATCAATGAAGCAGTTAATGGGAAAGCAAAAGCAGATGCCCTTTTGAAGCTATACAATCAAAAGAAAAGATCCTTGAAGATCAGCAATGCTTTCGGTGATTCAAGGGTAAGGGCAGGATCATCCATTCCAATCAGTTTGAATTTGGGTGATGTTGTCGCAAAGAATTACATGGTGGTTGAGAAAGCAACCCATACCTTCAGCAAGGACAATCATGTGATGAATCTGACATTGAAGGGTGGTGTGATTAATGCCTAATTTAATTGAGATCATAAAAATGGCAGCTGTTGATGCAGTAAAAGCATCCAATCCAGCTGCTATTGTATTTGGTACAGTAACAAGCATATCACCACTTAAAGTAAACATTGAACAAAGGCTGACACTGGATGAATCACACTTGGTGCTTTCAAGCTTGGTCAGTGATTTTGAATTGGATGTGACATTGAACCACGTTACTGAAAACACTTCAGGTGGTACTGGTGACAGTTCCTTTGCAAGTCATAATCATGCTGTTACTGG